CAGCGACCCCAACGCAGCTACCCTTTCTCAGCGTGTGGTGCAGTATCAGGCGGTTATCCAACTGGCCCAATCCGCGCCGGACATCTACGACCTGCCCAAACTCCACCGGGGCATGTTGGATGTTCTGGGCATCAAGAATGCCGACAAGCTGGTCCCCATGGACGAAGACCAGAAGCCGACAGATCCGGTCTCCGAGAACCAGAACATCCTCAAAGGCAAGCCCGTCAAAGCCTTCCAGCATCAGGACCATCAGGCCCACATTCAGGTTCACCAAGCTGCGATGCAAGACCCGATCATCATGGAATTGATTGGGCAGAACCCGAGGGCGGGGGCAATGCAGGCTGCGGCCATGGCCCACATTGCGGAGCACGTTGGCTTTGGTTATCGCCAGAAGATCGAGCAGCAACTCGGTATGCCACTGCCTCCAGAGGGAGAACAGTTGCCACCGGAGATCGAAATCTCTCTGTCCAAAATGCTGGCGCAGGCTTCTCAACAACTCTTGCAGCAAAACCAAGCGCAGGCCGCTCAGCAAGAGATCCAGAAACAGGCAGAAGATCCTGTTGTGCAAATGCAACAGAAAACCTTGGCAATCAAGGAGGGCGAATTGCAGGTCAAGGCTCAAAAGAATCAGGCCGATGCACAGATCAAAGGGCAAGAGCTTGCGCTCAAGGCTCAGGCACAGCAAGACAAAACAGCCATTGAGGTTGCCAAACTAAGGAAAACACCATGATTCAGGACTTCGCCCGTGTATTGCGCGAACAAATACGCACCGACATGAACAACTATGCGGATGACGCCGCCAGTGGGGCGTGTCGCTCATTTGAGGAATATCAAAAACTCTGCGGAACCATTCAGGGTCTGGCTATCGCAGAGCGCCACTTACTTGACCTTGTGAAGAAAGCTGAACAAACAGATGAGTGAAATCCTTCTGCCTCCGGGCATTACTTTGCCCAAATACATCCAGCCCCTAGATAAGCCAGAAGAGGACGGCGATAAAGCGTCCGCTTTGCCTATACCGACGGGCTACAAGATGCTGTGTATCGTGCCTGCCGTAGACGAGAAACTTGCCGGAACATCTCTGGACCTCATCCGAGATACCGCAAGCATGCGCCTTGAAGAGAGCGCCACAACCGTGCTTTGGGTTATGAAGCTCGGGCCAGATGCGTACAAAGATACCGCCAAATTTCCATCAGGACCATGGTGTAAAGAGGGCGACTTTGTGCTCGTGCGTACCTATACCGGTACGCGCTTTCGAGTGTTTGGTAAAGAGTTCAGGGTGCTGAACGACGACCAAATTGAATGTGTTGTGCAAGATCCCCGGGGTTACACCCGCGCTTAAGGAGCAAAAATGCCTGCTTTTAAATTTCCAGATGAGCTTGACGATAACGACAAAGACGTTGAAGTCACCGTTTCCGGTGATGATGTCGAGGTCGAGATCGTTGATGACACCCCCGAAAAAGACCGTGGCCGCAAGCCACTGGATCGCGAGGTGGAAGACCCCACTGACGAAGAGATTGAAAGCTATTCGGATGGCGTCAAAAAACGTATCAAAGAGCTAACTCATGCCCGTCACGATGAGCGCAGGGCGAAAGAGTCGCTGCTGCGTGAAAAGCAGGAGCTTGAGCGCCTCGCCCAGCACATGGTCAGTGAGAACGCCAAACTTAAAGAGTATGTAAAGTCTGGCACTGAACAATACGCAGCCTCCATCAAACAGGTGGCCGACAGCGAACTGGAAAATGCCAAGCGGCAATACAAAGCAGCGTATGAATCTGGTGACGCAGATGCCTTAGTTGCAGCCCAAGAAGCCATGACGGACGCCAAGATGCGAACCGAGGCTGCAAAAAACTTCCGCGCACCCCCTTTACAAGACGCAGAAACTACTGTACAAACTCAACCACAAGTATCCCGTCCGGAAATCGACGAAAAAACTGTTCGCTGGCAGGCTAAAAACCAGTGGTTCGGTTCTACGGGATACGAGGAACACACCAGCTTTGCACTAGGGCTGCACCAAAAACTAGTCAACTCGGGACTTGACCCCCGCTCTGATGAATATTTCGAGCGCATTGATGCTCGCATGAAGTCAACATTTCCGGAAGTATTCGGTAGTGAAGACAAGCCACGTTCCGGCGATGGCTCCAAACGACCTAGTTCGGTGGTTGCACCAGCAACTCGCTCTACGGGCGCAAGAAAGATACAACTGACACCGACGCAAGTAGCGTTGGCAAAGAGGTATGGACTTACGCCGCAGCAGTACGCAAACGAAGTAGCAAAATTGGAGAAATCAAATGGCTGAAAACACAAACCGGAACCCTCGTGACCTTGAGTCACGCGCTAAAACAACTCGTTACGTTTACAAACCTTCGAGTGCCTTGCCCGATCCGCTTCCAGACGCCAACTATAGGTATCGTTACATCATGACGAGCATCAATGGAATGGCACAACCTACGCACGTATCAAAAATGATGCGTGAAGGCTGGGAGCCAGTGAAGGCAGTGGATCACCCGGAGTTACTGTTAGAAGGCGATGCTAAGACCGGAAACGTTGAGACAGGTGGCCTCATGCTTTGCAAGCAGGCCATTGATCGAGTTCAAGCCCGGAACGAGTATTACGACCAACAGGCTGCAAACCAGATGAGTTCTGTAGATAACAGCTTCATGCGAAACAGTGATCCGCGCATGCCCTTGTTTGCTGACCGCAAGTCAACAACAAGTCGTGGCGGATTTGGTTCAAGTTCAAAGTAACAAGGAGTCCTTAAATGGCCGCTACCGCTTCCCCCTATGGGCTACGTCCCATTAATCGTATCGACGGCATGCCTTATGCTGGCGCTACGAGTCAGTTCCTGATCGACCCCGCTGGCGAGGCGACAAACCTGTTTTACGGGCAAGTCGTTATCATCGGCGCTGACGGTTATATCGCCCTGTCTACCGCTACCGGCGTAGACATCACCACCAATAACCTTGGTGGCAACGGTGTGGGTGCAATCGGCGTTTTCGTCGGTGCTTCCTATATCAATGCACAAGGCCAGCAAATTTTCGGCCAGTACTACCCCTCCGGCACAACCGGCGTGGTAACTGCGTACGTAATTACTGACCCATTCGTTACCTTCCAAGCACAGCTAGATGGTTCTGGCGCTCAATCAGTTTTGGGCACTAACACCTTCTTTGCCGCTGCACAGAGCACCTCCACTGGTTCTACGACCACTGGAAACTCGACCAGCGCTTTGGACGCTACAGTGCAAGCCACTGCGGCTGCTTTCCGTATCGTGGGCTTCGCGTCCACACCGGGCGATGCGTTCACTGATGTGTTTGTTAAATTCAACCCCAGTGCTCATTCGTTTTTGAATAACGTCGGCCTGTAAGGAGTTAAATCATGGCAATTTCACGCGCACAACTACTTAAAGAACTGCTCCCCGGCCTGAACGCACTGTTTGGTCTGGAATATGCTCGCTACGGCGAAGAGCACAAGGAGATTTACGAAACAGAATCTTCTGAGCGTTCGTTCGAAGAAGAGACCAAGCTGTCCGGTTTCGGCGCTGCACCTGTTAAAAACGAGGGTACATCCATCGCTTATGACAACGCGCAGGAAGCCTTTACCGCTCGCTACACTCACGAAACCATCGCTCTGGGCTTCTCCATCACGGAAGAGGCAGTGGAAGACAACCTGTACGACAGTCTGTCTGGCCGCTACACCAAAGCTCTGGCTCGCGGTATGGCGTACACCAAGCAGGTCAAGGCCGCTGCGGTTCTGAACACTGGCTTCTCCGGCGCTGCCCTCGGCGGTGACGGTGTGTCTCTGTTCGGTTTTAACAGCTCTGGCACTTTGGTTAACCACCCTCTGATTTCTGGTGGCACCAACGGCAACACACCATCTACAGCTTCTGACTTGAATGAGACTTCCTTGGAAGCCGCTACCATTCAAATCGCCGCTTGGGTGGATGAGCGTGGTCTGCTGATCGCTGCCAAGCCCGTCAAACTGGTGATCCCACCATCTTTGATGTTCGTGGCAAAGCGTTTGCTGGACACCGAACTGCGAGTTGCTACCGCTGACAACGACATCAATGCGTTGAAGTCAATGGGCACCATCTCTGGTGGTTACACCGTTAACCACTATCTGACCGACACAAACGCTTGGTTCCTGACCACAGACGTTCCAAACGGTTTGAAGCATTTCGAACGTGCTGCGATGACAACATCCATGGATGGTGACTTCGACACCGGCAACGTCCGCTACAAAGCCCGTGAGCGTTACAGCTTCGGCTTCTCTGACCCACTGGGCATCTTCGGATCACCCGGCGCGTAAGGGCAAATGAGAAAAGGGGCTTCGGCCCCTTTTTTCTTGCAATTGTTTAAACGGCATGATATAAAGATGCCACTCCGGGCTTTCCGGTGTATCAGACAGTCCCGGCTGACGACATGCAGACTGATACGCCTAACTTGCATGTAAGGACCAAATCATGGCATTGACCACATTCTCCGGCCCAGTTGCTTCGCAAAACGGCTTTATCACCACGATTTCCAATTCTTCCACTGGAGCATCCGCCTTCAATGCGAGCACAACTGCCGTCACGATGACGGGTGTTGGCGGCACGGGCGGACGCACCTTGTTCCAGATGAGCGCTAACGTCGCTCTGGGTTCGTTTTCTAACGCCCTGAAAGCCGAAGTCACTTACGGTGCTACTGGTCGCACAACTGGTCTGGGTTCAGCCTTTGTTGCTGAGTTGACCCTGTCTGCCGGTACATCTTCTGGAACCTATGCTCCTGTTGAAATCGAGTTGAACGCTGGCTCTGGCGCTTCTACCGGCACAGCCACTTCGATGATTTACGCTTCGCTTAATGGCGCTGGCGCTGCTACTGTCGATACCAACGGCTACCTGCTGAATCTGGCTGGTGTAACTGTTGCTGGTGCCAAATTGGCTGCTACTGGCACGATTACCAACGTCAACGAGATTACGCACGGTCTTCGCGTGAAGATTGCTGGCAGTGACTATTACCTGCTGGCAGCTACTGCCGCCAACTTTAACGCCTAATGGCTGCGTTGGATAAGGACTACCTGTTGGGTTTGAGGAATCAGGCGCTTGAGCAAAGGCAAAAGTATCTGGACCTCATCCAACAGGCTAACGGTGCAATTGCAATGGTGGATGTTTTGTTGACCGAATTAGATCGACCATCAGCAGAACATAACGAGGATTAATCATGACAATGCAATATGATGTAAAACAAGGCCATTTAAACCAAAGCGGTTTCTTTGTAAAGTATCGTACTCGCGTTAAAGGCGTTTCGTTTTTTGGCGGCAGTGGAACTTTAGTTTTGTTTGACACAACCACAGCCCCAGTAACTTCAAGCGTAACTTATGGTCGTAGCGGCACAACCGTGACGATTGGAAAAACTGCGCATGGGCTGACAACCGGCACTGTAGTTGGCATCCACTTTAACACTGGCTCTGGCGGCGCTGCTACTGATGGAAATTACCCCATTACTGTAACAACCGCAGATGCGTTTACGATCACAGACATCAATACTGGGAACATTACAGGCACTCCAGCAGCGGTTTATGTCAGTGGCGCAAATCGTTGGCTGTTAACTTACGAAACTCACTCATCAGACGAGTTTCAAAATGCCCCTGTTATTCCCGGCGAAGGCGTACTGGCAGTTAATGGGATTTACGCCTATATGAACGCCATTGACGCAGCGCAGATTTATTCTGGCTAAAAAGAAAGGCCCGGTTCTCTCGGTTGGTCGCGGCGAAAAGCTACCGATCTCCAAGGGGGCGGGCTTGACTGCTAAAGGCCGTGCCAAGTACAACGCAGCCACAGGCAGCAACCTGAAGGCTCCCCAGCCCCAAGGCGGCAAGCGCAAGGATTCGTTCTGCGCTCGTATGTCAGGCATGCCCGGGCCGCTCAAAGATGAAAAAGGCCAGCCCACCCGCAAGGCGGCTGCTTTGAAGAGATGGAAGTGCTGAGGAATCATCATGCCAAAAATACGAAAACTGGCGGAATTAGAAGTTCTTGAGGGCGGCGGCGCTGGTGGTATGGGCGGCGGACGCATGAGTATGGCCGGTATTGCTGACAAGACAGCAAAGAAAAAGGGTACGGATTTTGTAGATGAGATGATTGCTGCGGACAAAAAACTCAGCATGAAGCGCGAGCTTGAGATGATAAAAAATCCGAAGCTAAACCCCGAACGCCAAAGAGCGGAAAAGAACGCCACTACAAGCATAGTTGACGGGGTTAAAACCACAAGCTACCCATACGCTGGTGTTAATGAGTACAAGCACGGCGGCGCAGTTTCAGCTTCAAAACGCGCAGACGGCATAGCCCAGCGCGGCAAAACACGCGGAAAGATGTGCTGAGATGGACATCAACATCATATGGTCGGGCGCTCTATCGGTGTTTATGGGCGCACTGTGGTTCTTTGTGCGAGAGAAGTTCGAAGACATAAAGCGTCTCGAACGGCTTGTGAACATAACACGGGAGGAAATCGCCCGTGATTACACAACCAAGGCAGAGGTTCAGCGTATTACTGAACACATTGACCAGCGCTTTAACCGCCTTGAGGCAAAGATTGACCAGCTTATTCAAGCGGGAAAATGATGCCAAGCACAAGCAAAAAACAACATAACTTCATGGCTGCTGTGGCGAATAACCCAGCCTTTGCCAAGAAGGTAGGAGTCCCACAGTCCGTGGGTAAAGACTTTTCAACTGCGGACAAGGGCCGCAAATTTTCAAAAGGTGGTGATATGGCTTCCAAAATGAACCCCGGCTTCATGGCAATGATGGCAAAGAAAAAAAGCGCTGGACCCTCCGCAATGGGTAAGCCGGTCATGAAAAAAGGCATGGACACGGC